AAGCAGCTTGAAGAGCATCCAACATTCAGGAAAATGATTTCTCGCGGTTTCTTTTCATTAAAAAGACCAACTGAAACAAAAAAAGACAGTTGCGCACCGCTTGATCAAAAAGACATTAAGGTGAAAAACGCAAGAGCAACAGTTGTTACTAATACCGAAACACCCGAGTAATAAAAAATGACTATTGACCTTGATATAGCATCATTCAGAATAAACTTCCCTGCTTTTGCTAGTGAAACTGGTTATCCTGATGTTCGCTTAAATTCTCAATATGCTATTGGTAAATGCTACATTGCTGATAACGATTGCACATTACCGGAAGAGTGCCGAGAATATGCGTTGCAATTAATGCTTGCTCATTTGCTTCACATTCAAGATTCAATAGCTTCAGGTCGGCCAACACAAATCGTTACTTCTGCCACTGAAGGCAGTGTTTCGGTTTCTTTGGCCGAGCCTCCCAATTCTGACACTTGGGTATATTGGTTTAGTTCAACACCTTACGGTCTTCAATTAATCGCTATGCTTGATGCTGCTAGTGCCGGTGGCTTTTACGTTGGAGGCAGTGAAGAACGCCGAGGTTTCAGAAAAATCAACGGTGGCTTTTAATGGCTCACGTCAATATTGATAAAACATCATTGACGGCCCTTAGTAAAGCTATGGGAGACGCGAACAATAAAAGCTTGCAAGTTGGTTGGTTTGAGTCTGCAAAGTATGACGATGGAACACCAGTTGCAGGAATAGCCGCACAAAATGAATACGGTAACCCAAAATTAAGCATCCCACCAAGGCCATTCATTCGGCCAACAATAGAAAATGAAAGTGAATCATGGGCTGGTGTTGCTGATCAAGGCGCTAAAGCATTTTTAAATGGTAAAGCTTCAATCACTCAGGTATTAAATGGTATTGGCTTAAAAGCCTCTGCTGATATTAAAAATTCAATTGTTAGTGGTAGCTTTGTTGAATTATCCCCTATAACAATTGCTTTAAGAAAAATCAGAAACGATGATAAATACAAAATTGGTGGCGCTCTTGTTGGTTCGGTTGCTGCCGCTATTGCTGATGGTCAAACTGGCGTTGGACAATTAGGTGATCAATCATTTGGAAATAAAGACCCATTAAGAGAAACGGGTCACATGATCTCAACGCTTTCTTATGAGGTTTATTAATGAAAAACTTTGGCTTTAATTTGCTTGCTGCTGCTCAATCAGTAATTGGCAAACAAGATTATCAAATATCAAAATGGTTATCTAAAACTGAAAATGAAATTGGTTTTGATGTTGATGTTTATGATGTACCAGAACCAAGAACCGGAAGTATTCAACCGGTAGCAAGAAGCAAATATCAAAACTTGGGTTTAGACTTTTCAAAAATTTATATTCAAATATGGGATATAGAATTAATTGATGTATTAAGCCGGAGTGAAAATGCCGACCAAATAATTTTTAATGGTGGCAAGTACAAAGCTTTACCTGGTCTTGATTGGTCCTCTTCGGGTGATTGGAATAGTGTTTTATGTGTAAGGGTTGATGATGCAGGATAATAATGTAATTAAAGTAATTATTGCTGAACTAAAAGCACAGTTAAGTGCTTTTAGTTTATCAGATGTAAAAATAAAACAATCATACCAACCAACACAGCAATCAGTTTCAAATGAGCGCCGAATATTTATGCATAAAGTTGCTAACCCTCAAATAGGAGGTGGCTTTAAATACGTTGGCACTAAAAGAACACAGCAATATTTAAAACGTGCTTCATTTCAATTTGACGCATTAGCACAGCAAGATCCAAGCGACATTAACAGCTTAACCGCTTCAGATATTTTAACTACTGCCGCCGACTTATTACAAAGTTATGATGCAGTAAGGAATTTACGCAACAATGGTGTTAATATTGAGCGTGTAACAGATGTTCGACCAAGTTATTTTATAAATGATAAAGATAGAAATGAATCTTCACCTTCTTTTGATTTAACTGTAACTTATCAGCATGAGTATGAAAAAGAGATCCCCAGCATTAACGGGGTTAACTGTAACCTACAGGGTATTTAAACCACTATGGCTACCTTAGATAGCCATAGAATACTCAATCAGGTGTTATACTTGTTTTTTAAACGTACACCCTTTGCAAAGGAAATTACATGAGTATAAATAGTAATAAATATGTACAAATAACGTCTGGCGTTGGTGGGGCTGCTGCTGTTAGCGCTCGCGAATTGCTGAACAGAATTTTCACAACCAATGAACTCGTTCCAACTGGTTCAGTTTTAAAGTTTAGCGACTTAGAATCTGTTTTAGATTATTTCGGTTCAAGTTCTGAAGAATACAAGCGCGCGGCGTTTTACTTTGGTTTCGTATCAAAATCAATAACTTCACCGAGTAATATTAACTTTGCTCGATGGGCTGATGTTGATACTTCTGCTCAAGTGTATGGAGCCAAAGTTGGGACGCTTGCCGAGTTAAACTTGATTACCGCCGGCACTATAAAGATAACCCTTGCTGGTGTTGACGCTGATATTACTGTTGATTTTAGCTTGGACGCTAGTTATTCAGATGTTGCTTCTGAATTGCAAACTAAAATTCAAGCTGAAGCCGGAACATTTGCAGCAACAACTGTTGTTTATAATGCGTTAAAAACTCAATTCATCCTTGATACTAATGGCACTGCTGATGGTACTATTGCTATTACTGGTTTAGCTGCTGTTCTTGGTCCTATTGGCTGGGATGCAACAGCTGCATTTAGCAATGGTATTGCAACACAATCAATTACTGATGTATTATCTAGTTCAACTGAATTAACTAATGATTTTGGTTCTTACGTGTTCACAGATGAATCATTATTAGATCTTGTTCAAGCTGAAGAATCTGCGGCATGGAACGTTACTAGAAATAATGAATTTCAATATCATGTACCGGTATTATTAGCAAACACACAAGCTTATTTTGATGCACTTAGTGGTTATGCTGGAACAGGTGTAACGCTTTATGATGCGGCTAATGTTGATGAATACCCTGAAATGCTTCCTTGTTCTTTGCTTGCTAGTCAAGATTTTAGTAAGTCTGGTGCAGCTGCAAATTACATGTATGCTCAAGATGGCCGCTTAACTCCTACGGTAACAAATACAACTGAATCAAATAACCTTGATTTAATTCGTATTAATTATTATGGACAAACGCAAGAAGCCGGGTCACAAATTAGCTTTTATCAACGCGGAACATTAATGGGCGGTTCAACTGCACCATTAAAAATGGGCGTTTATGCTAATGAACAATGGCTAAAGGCTGACTTGAAAGCTGAATTCTTAAATATGTTTTTAGCAATGCCTATTGTTTCAGCTGATGATGTTGGCAAAGCAACCGGTACTTCTTATGTTTCTGCCACGGTAGATAAAGCCATAATTAACGGTTCTATCTCTCAAGGTAAAAAATTAACCACAACGCAAATTCAATTTATTAATCAGATCTCCGGCCGTAATGATGCACATTTTGAAGTTGCTAGTAAAGGTTACTGGTTCACTGTTGATATTAGTGAAGAAACAAATAACGCTGTAACTGAATACTTTTTAGATTACACTTTAATTTATGCCAAACGTGATGCAGTTGATAGCGTTAAAGGCCGTCACATTTTAATATAAGGGGTTTTTAATGCCTGATTTATCACACTTCGGGACGGTTGCCACCATTACGGCTAGCAATACGTTACCTATACCAGCGCCAATTACGCATTTTGCTGATGATGCTGATGGAATGGATTTACCAGAAATGACTATTGCCGATATGGTAATAGGAACTAATGGTGATGCTGTAACTTGGACTATTGCGTCGCCAATTGAATTGTCCTTAAACTTAATTCCTAATACGTTAAGTCACTTAACCATGAATATACTTTTTGAAGCCAATAGAGCTGAAAAAGGTAAACTTCCTGCGCGTGATAAAATAACGCTTGTTAGAATTGCGCCTGACCTTTCAACATTAACGTTAACTGTCGGTAAAATTATTAGTGGAACGCCGGCAACATCAATGGCTTCTTCTGGTAGACTGAAAACAGCCGCGTATAAATTGCGCTTTGAAAAAATGTTATACACTCCTTCACCGGATTCAGTGCTTAATATTTAAAACCTTTAGTTACTAGCTAGGCAATCATGAGCCGAAAGATACGCACCGGTATTTGCTAGTAATTAACCCAACGGTGCGACATATCAAAGGTGTATTATGTCAACTCAACCAATGCCACAAATAAAACCATTAGAAGTTACGATCAAATCAATTGACGATGGTGAAAAAGAATTTAGAATTTCGCGTGTTCCTGCTACACAGGGCCGTGAAATATTTACTCAGTACATGCCAACCGCAATGCCTAAAATCGGCGATTACAAATCAAACGAAAAATTAATGAAAATGCTAATGTGTTTCGTTGATGTAAAAGCGCCTGATGGATCTTGGATCCGACTAGATAACGAAGTGATTTTAAACTCGCATGTTACTGATTGGGAAATGCTCGTAAAAATAGAGCTTGAAATGGTGAAGTACAACACAAATTTTTTCAGTCCCGAGAAGCTATCAAGCGCATTGAGCAAATTCAATCAGACGCTCCCCGATCGAATTATGTCAATGTTGAACCGCTTATCGGGGCAATTATCAGCGAAAAGCAAGCCTCGTTAATCGAACTTAGAACACTTTATGATTATGAAGACGCTTTGGATATGTACGAGTGTATTATGATCCCTAAAATCAATGAGCATTTGGCTATGGAATACCAAAAGAAAAAGGCTAACAAATGAGTTTATTAACCACTTTTGGTATTCTGTTTGAAACGGATGCCGAAAAAGCAAAACGTGAAATTGATGATGTTGATAAGAGTTTATCAAATACTGAAAGCACTGCTAATGATACCGCTGATTCATTTGATGAGCTTGGCGGCGCTGTTGATGAAAGTGCAAATAGCTTTTTCGGGCTTTCTGATGGTTTAGTTTCTGCCGCTGCGGGCTTAGTAGTTGTTACCGGTTTATTCGCCGGCTTAACATCACAAGCTTTAGCAACGGACAAAATAGGAAAGTTTACCGAAACACTAGGGCTTTCAATTGAAGAAACTGGCGCATGGGGCGAGGCGGTAAAACGAATGGGCGGTGATGCTTCGGCATTTCGCGGAACGCTTGAAGGACTCAATGATCAGCTAACAAATATCAGTATAGATGGAGGGGGGCAAATATCAGAAACATTCGCCCGTCTTGGTATCAATGCCGTTGGTGCTGGTGGGAAAATAAAGAGTGCTTTTGAAGTGCTGCCCGAATTAGCTGATTCATTTGAAAAACTAAGCCGCTCAGAATCCGCCGCATTTGGTAAAAAATTAGGCCTTGATCAAGGTACTATTTTATTATTACAACAAGGCCGCGTTGCTGTTGAAGAACTTGTTCTAAAACAAAAAGCATTAGGCGTAGCAACCAAAGAAGATGCCGCTGCTGCCGCTGAA